AGATTAGCATTCCACAATATAACACCTTGTTCTTTCCAATTTTCTAAAGTAGTATCTAATCTTTCTTTTGTTTCAGCAACACTTAGTTTATATGATTTAGCCAAATCCTGAATAATATATTGTAGGCTTGGTTTTATATCAGTTTTTGGACAACCAAATGCAATACCAGAAGCCATTCCTGATTCATCTGGATATGGATCTTGTCCTACAATAACAACCTTTATTTTATCTACGGGTATTTTTTGTGGGAATGAATTCAGCAATAATTTCGGGTGCGTTGGAACCAACTTCTCTGGAAGTGTAGAATTCGTTAATATCTTTAAGTTGTTCTTTAAGACCTCGCTTAACCTCAATTGCTCTTGCTTCTTGTAAAAAATCTGCTGGGTTAACCACTGGTTCCAATGATTCGGAATACTGTCCATTACTGTCTGGTATATCTTCATTGCTTTTTATTTGGTTTAAACGTTCTTCAGCCGCATCCAAAGCCATCAGACATCTTACAACATGTTCTTTCATTTTAGAAATGCCGATTTTTTCTGCAATCTCTTCTTCTTCCATGTCTTGGATTAACTCCTGTTTCAATCTTGAAAAAGGTGGATAAATATCTCCTGGTTTCCCAAATTTACAAAGTTCTTCTTTTATATCAACACCTGTCAAACTCTTTAAAAATTCTTTTGAAAAAATAGGTTGAGAAATAAAATTTATATATTGTGTTTTAATACGCATTAAGTTAATACCACCAAACGGACTTATATGATAAACCTGTATTTCAGATTTGTCATTATTTTGCCATCTATTAAAGATACCAACTATAATATTATCAGAATTATAATTTCCATTAATCTCACATCTTGGATCTCTGTTAATAGCGTCTATATTAAATTTCACCAAACAGCCATAGACTGGTTCGATTTTTTGACTCATTTTATTATTAATTTTTTGATTTCTTCTTTGGGATAAGATCTAAATCCCTCATAAACATCTTTAAATTCTTTAATAAATATATTTTTAAAATTAAACTGATTACAGAGTTTTTCTGCATTTTTAATACCAGCCTCATCACTATCAAATAATATGTACTGTTCTTTAAATAATCTTATCTTTTCAAGTTTAGAATCAGGTATTAAACAACCTTCGTTTTGCAAAGCAATTGCATTAAAACCAAGATGATAATCAAGTATAACCCTGTCTTTTTGACTTTTTGTTATTATAATAAATGAATCATCCCTCTTTAAATAATAATCTATTTTGTCAAAGCCAAAAATATCATGAATATCACAATTACTATACCATCTGTTTTCAGTTTCATGAGGAAAATAAAGTTTTACATGATTACTTTCTGGAAAATAATATGCAACTGTTAATGTTTCTTTTGGATTATGAATAGCATTCTTTTTAAAATTACCATATCTTCCAATCCAGTAATCATCTACTAAATAAATATTCTCTCGTTTTAACAATTCATTATCTAAGAAAAATAAATTTTCAGCATCCCATTCTTTAACTGTAAACCTTATTTCAGGTCTTGGTTTGTTTTTTATATTTTCATTTTTTTCAAATGTACTATTTGTTCTAATATTATAATCCAGAGCAATTGCTTCTAAGCACTCTGGACAAGACATTTTAAAAAGATACATCATACAATCAATAATAGACCAGTACAGTTTACCGTTGAACATAGTATTTTCTACCAGATATAAAATCCCGGAATGCCATTTGAATCTGCATCCGGGATCTTTATCTGACCGAAAAGGACTGAGAAATTTACCAGTCCCATTTGGTAGGATGCCGAAGTAATGGAAGAAAAGATCTTCCTGATTTACTGATGATAATATTTCGTTTATATCATAATATTGAGGTTGGCATCCTTTATACATACTATGCCCAACCTGTGTTTGCCGCTTTAGCGGGATTTGTAGGAATGCTATTTACACAATCGGCCTTAACATAATCTTGAAGTTTAACAGTAAATAATGCTGTTCCCAATGTAACATCATTATCACGTTTCTCTTTAATAATATCTTCAAATTTTCCAATTGAATAATCACTTACTTTTCCACTTGCTAAAGTAAAGAAGAAATCAGGTTGATTAAGAATAACTTGTCTGTTTTGAATATATTTTTCTCCTTTATCATCTTGTTTCTCTTTCTCTTTAACAGCAAGAACCAAACCAATTTTACGACGTTTTTCATTAACAAATTGGATAAACTTGTTAAGACCTGCTGTTTCTCCATTAAATAATGTTACATTAGTAATATTAGCAGCCTCGTTGTCACCTAAGAAATTAGCATCTGGTTCCGAAGGTTTATAACCAATAGCACATTGCATGAAGCGATATAATGCTTCTTCACCGATCATAACCTCTCTAACAAATGGGGCAAGTTTTTCATATTTAATATTTGCATCTTCTACAGAAGGTGCATAACGCATGACACCTTTTGCATTGATTACTTGAACATTATTATTTTTACTTTTTCTTGGGGTATTACCAATTTGAAAAGTAACTCGGTCAACAACATTAGCAGATTCAGATTTTACCCAGAATTCAATAGGACGAACTCTATCACCATTAAGATCATCTCTAACATCATAGTTGACATCAAGAGGATAATCACGACCTAAAAGTTCAGAAATCTGGTCTTTAGATGGGTTTACAGCAAGAATTTGAAATTCAGCAAGTCCCGTTTTGGGAGTGTAGGTTGTTGACGACTTTGGTGTACCGTTGTACATGTTTACTAAAGGATTAAAAGGTGTATGTTAAACAGGTTTAAACTCCTGTCCTTGATATTCAACAAATTGACTAACACATAACAATAAACTCATAGTAAAATCATCAGTTACAGAATGTGCAACTGTTGTTCCCAAGATACTATTTTGTATAGATGCTGTTGTCATGTTGGAAGAAGTGCTTATATGCAACTTGTGAATATCTGGTTTATTTGATCTATAAAATGCTTCCAATATTCCTGTTATACCATTAGGTTCTTCAAGAAAATTAGTAAAAGTATCAATATCTAAAACTTTTCCTATATTAAGATTTGCCCTGACAACTTTCTCGTTAAATTTTACTTCTGCTTCTGTCATGTTATTTCAATTAATGTTTCAAGATCAGATATTGTAACTAATTTAAAATGTTCATACCATCTGGCTTTACACATATTACATGCTATTTCTCTTGATACAGCATCAGTAGTCCAATCTTCTGAATCAGTTGATCTTATATCTTCTGAACCACAACAAGGGCAACAATTAGGATCTTCAAGATAGTTTCCTATCATTAAATCTGTTAACTTCATGATAAAAAGATTTGATCCCAATTAGTTTTGAATACTTTCTTCTCTTTCTTAGCAGCATAATCAGGATTGGTTAATTCACAAATAATAAATTCTTGATTACTTAAGTGATCTGGACGAGCACCTGTAGCCAAGTCTTGTTCATGTGTTTTAAATGATAATATAGTTTGATTGTTATTCTGAGGATTGCGATACATAAAACCAATAGCATCGGCATCAGCAGAAACAATTAATTTTAATTTACCAGTAAGAGCCAAATCTTTTGCCTGTAAGTCTTTACCATTTTTATTAATACTACTATTTTTAACGTGACCAATCAGAATAAAACATTTATTACATCTTCCCTCTAAAGGTTTCAATAACTCTTCAAATGCTTTACGCAACCAATCGTATCCACCACCTTGTGGTAACTCTGCTACTACATCAGTACCAGCAAAAGATTTACCAATAGGAGTAGAGCGATACAGAATAGTTGCATAAATACGAGCAGATTCTTCAATAGCAGTAGCACTATCAACAATTAAATAATCATAAGGATATTTACCATGCTCTTTATAATAGTCATCTAATTGTTGTCCAATCTGTTGGATTGCAATTAATGGGTTAATATTATGTTTTTTACATTCCTCTCTGATATTCAGTTTAAAACAATCGTCAACAAATTCAGAACCATCTTCAGTATCAATCAATAATGAATTTGGTAATTTACTTACTGCTTCTGTTTTGCCACATTTAGTTTGTGCGAAGATAACCATTCTTCTCGGATTATAGATCTTTTTCTTTGTTACCTCTTTAGGTAATTGAATCATTGTATTAAGGATTAAAATTTTTAAGTTCCTCAGTATGAGGTTTTGGAAGTTCCATAAAATAAGAACATTCTCCCATAAAATATAAGGGGCATAATTCATTTCCACCACCTTCACGATTTACAAGTATTTCCATACTTCTAAACCGATCCCCAAACTTAGCAATATCATAACCTTTAAAATTATTAAATCCATGTCTTGCTGGACTAAACAATCCAAATCCTACATCCCAATCTCTTGCAGTAAGTTTATTATCTGCAAGACCAGCAAGACTTGGCATTAAAGCATCGGCCTTTTTATTTTCAAGACTCTCCTGACTGGCAGCCTGTTGCTGTACAATCACTGGAGTAAACCCAAACAGGTTTCGTGCTCTAATCAAATCTTCACTGCTTAATTTTCCTATAGAATCATGCAATGTATCACCTTTTTCTGGAGTTAACAAACTGACATGATCTATAATAATAATAGTTATTTTATCTGGATTGTGCGGTTTATATCCTGATATTACATTAACTTTTTTGTCGTTAAATATCTTTTCTTCGTATTGTATTTCACCATTCTTTTGTGCATATTCAAAAATATCTCTCCATATACCATATCTATTTCGAGTATAATCATTGTATTTCACTTTTGAGAAGAATTTATCCATAAATGGATTTAGATCTTTTATGCTATTAACAACTTCTTTGTCTAATGCTTGTCTTACTGATCTTAAATCAACCGGACTTACTGCTATTCCATGTTTTGTATATAGAAAATAACTTATTGC